ATCTTCTTGCATTTTCTGCATTCAAACTGAACTGTGTCCATAGTTGCTTCTCCTAAGGTTTTCAATAGGTTGCAAGTTGATTTGTGTGACCCACCAATTCGGTTGTTTAGTGTGTCGGTACTTAGGACGCTTAGCCATGGCAATGGGAATCCAGCCCGCAATGTGGAAATGCGGTGATTCTCCAGTGACAAGGATTGCCACGTCGTCAGTGCGGTCGTATTCATGAATTATCAGCTGCCCTGAGGCGTATTTAGTCCAACGCACTTCAAAGTGAGAACCTACGTCAGCCTTGAATTTGCCCTTTTGCAAGAACGGGTCAAACTCATAATTAAGATACTTGGCAACAACCCATTCACTGCCAATACTTTGAGCGTCTTGTGCGATTAGATCGTGGAATGACTTTTCCATTGAATAGCCACCTGGGCGGGTTTGCCAATAATCTTTGTTTTCTCGCGCTAGGGCTAGGGCTGCGTCGTGGCACTCAAATTCTTCCTGACGCGTTAACGTGATTTTCAACGGCAACCCGCACAAAACCAAATAATCTTTTCATTGCCATAACCTTTTTGATAGCCAAATTCGTCAAACTTAACAAGACTTGAACACTTGTCGCATTGCTCAACTTTGTATTCGGCAACAACCACGCCATTCTCCATGAGTTTGCATGTCATGGTGCGTGGGTTAATTATCTCAATATAGTCGCTCATATTTGTGGCTTCCATGTTCCGTCGCTGGTCAACACTAGCCAAATTGGGTCACACTGATCGGGTTTGCGCCCTACGCATGAATAATTTGCCCAGTCCTTTTTGGTCTTGGCACTGTTTCCACTGCGGAAAACGCGGTGTCCGTGACGGCATTGTGGTGCTTCAGCAGCCAATTGACCGCCCAGTTGGGTTGCAATTTCTGCCACACCTGAAGCCAAGGTTGGAACACCAGCTGCTTCCATGTCTTCTTCGGTCTTGTAACTTGGCACTTCGCCAAATTTAGTTGTCCAGTAGTCGTAATCCTTGGCTGGGTCAGTCGTTACAATCTTGGCACTCATAGATTCCACCTGTTGCATTGTTTCCCTTGTGGCCTTTTCCGTGCCACCCAGCAAGTTAGCCATAACTCTTAATTTTGCGCTTGTAACTGTATCCTCAACAAACCAGCGTTTCATGTTGGGATTGTAAGCAGCCAAAAATCCGTAGGCGTAGTCAATGTCAGCGGGTATGGTTTCTTCTTGGTTTCGATAACCCATTGCTTTGACTAAGATGTAACCCTTTTCAGCGTTAAATTCTTCAATAACGGCATGAATGATTCCCTGCGGAAACGTGGCAATCCAACGATCTGTGCGCTCTTTGTTTCCTTCGTAGTTATCCAAGAACCCCATTTATTTCACTTCCCTTTTGGCTTGTGAGATGTGGCGACTAATTGCACGCCCGCGGGTATAGCCTTCACGGCTTCCGTCTCTGTGCCCAAATGAATAACCCAAGGCAGCGGCTAAGGTGCAAAGCACACCAATTAAAAATAAAGCCCGCAGAACTTGCGGATCTAATAAATCAACGACCATTTTGAATTCTCCCGATTCTTGGTGGTAACGACTACCACCTGCACTCAGGGTGACGCATAAGGCGCGCCAAATCAAGAACCTTGCGTATTTGTCGGCGTGTCACCTGACTTTGCCTTGGATTTTAGTCCGTTGCCAGCCAGCACACCGCCCAGTGAACCAGTCAAGAAAATGGCTAAGGTTTTTAATAGGTCAATAAAGGCTGCGTCATTGGGTGCTTGTGCCCCGATTGGCTGGGTGACAAATATGAGCGCGTACGTTATGCCAACGGTGACGATTAAAAACACCGCTGCAAGGGTTGAACCAATAATCAAAATCAGCTGCGCGTGGACGTCCTCAGGGGCGCGGCGTCTTGCTGGTTTGTGGTGTTGTGAATCCAAGTATGTCGTCAGAACACGTTCCAGTCGGGACGCATTCTGGTTTTTGGCACTCAGGTTTTGACCAGTTTTCATATTCTTGGCACTCATAACGTGTCCAACCCTGATACCCACAAGCAGTCAGCATTAACGCAAGTGCCCAAGTCAATGCTGCTGCCGTGAGTTTCCGAGTTACTTCCCCGTTAACCCGAAACTCTTATCCGCAGGGTTCAACCAGCGCAAGACAACTGGTGCAATCGCTGCGACCCCTGCCATTGCAAGTGTCTTTGGGTCAGTCACACCCGCCATGTATAAGGCAAGTGCTGCTGCCATGAATGATCGTGCCCATGAAGCGATTAAGGCTTTGGCTTTGTCCATTTTTTTGTTTTCTCCTTTGTCGGTTTTACTCCCGATTTTGGTATTTCAACTGTTGGGTGTTCGCCCTTGTAAGGTACGAATTTGGGAATTCCAAACCCAACAATTTCTTTGCCAACGTTGCGCACCTTGACCATAACCATGCCACCATTTCGCTGGTCGCCTGTCCCACTGGTGTTGCCTTCAATCGTCACGCATTGTTTGTCGTCAATCAAACCAACAACAATTCCAACGTGACTTATACGATCAACGCCGTCATGTGGAAAATCCATAAACGCTATATAGCCTAATTGCGGCATATTTGACCAACGTGAAATTTCTTTAAATTTATGCGCGCCCATTGCGGTTGAAACGCATGAAGGAATCTTTACTTCGGATTTTGCAAAAACCCAATTGACAAAACTTCCACACCAGGGCAAACCATTGGTTTTTGTAAATTCACCGTATTTTGTAAGGTTGTTGCCAGTCTCAACAGTGCCGACTTCAGCTAGTGCGACTTCAATAATACGAGCAGCAGTGCCTTGTGGAAAATTACTCACTTGTTTCTACCCATGCTATTAATGATTCATCCCAAATAAAACTTTTTGCATCTTCATTTGGGTATGGAATTGGAGGTTGCCAAAATGACCCAAACCTTACCCATGACTTATAAGGTTGTGGCGCAATAAAAATGTCCTCATTTTCATTATAGAAATCACCAATTCCAGCGTATTTTCCTCGAATGTTGGCATGGTAACTTGTGCGTTTGCACATTTGACCTCTAAAGTTTCCATACCAAATTTCTGTGTCTAATCCTTCAATAGTTTCTGTCTCATTAATGCCAACAATAACTTCTGTGACAATGTTGTTGTCATCTAAAAATGCGTAATGTGCCATTATGCCAAACTCACATTTCCTGTGCCAGCAGTAATTGTTGTTACCTTAAAACCACCAGACGGGCTTGCCGTTGTTCCCGTCAAACCTGCGCCAATTGTCATAGTTAATGTGTCTGGATATTTTAAGATTACAATTCCTGACCCACCAGCAGACGCAACTTTTTCTGTTGCTCCGTCATACATTCCAGCACCGCCACCGCTACCTGTATTGACTGTTCCCGCTAGTGAAGTATCAAAATTATTTGCACCTCTACCGCCGCCGCCGTCACCGCCAGGTTGTGAATCGCTTGTACCAGCACCAGCACCGCCTCCGGCGCGTGTTGTTGAAACGCCGTTAATTGATGAACTTACGCCATTACCGCCAGCTGCTCCTAAACCATTACCGGGTGAATTACTGCCAGCAGCACTAGCACCACCGCCGCCGCCGCCGGAATCTTGACTACCTGTAGCGTTACCGCCAGCGTAACCTTGATTTGTTGTGCCAGCACCGCCGGATGTGTTTTGTGAACCTCCGCCGCCTCCGCTACCACCGGTATTTCCGCTTGACGCGTTGGATTTACCACCGCCGCCGCCACCTGTTGAAGTAATTGTTTCAAAAACAGAATTACTTCCGTTTGCACCATTTGCAGCACTACCAGCTGCACCACCAGCACCTACAGTGACTGTGTAATTTGTAGATTTTACCAGTTTTAATGCATTCTCAGCTGAACCTCCGCCGCCGGATGTGCCAGATGATGTGCGATAACCACCAGCGCCGCCGCCGCCACCCGTTCTTTTGCTATTTGTATTACTACCACCGCCACCGCCACCGCCTCCGGCAATAACTAAGTAATTAACATCAATTGTTTTGGGATAATTAGCAGATGCTAAAATTCCTAGTAATGGAGCCATTACGCCAAATCCCCTACAATGGTAAAGACATTAGAAGCCGTACAAATGATAGTAGCTGCTGAATAACGCGCGCGTAATATCGGAGCCGTTGCCGTTGCACCTGTTGAAGTAATTGTCACACCTGCACCTTGTGCAAAAGAGGTAAGACCTACGCCAATAGATTGCACATTAATCTGTTGGCCAGCACTAAATACGCTTGGCGGTATTGTCACAGTGATAGCCGCCGCGTTAGATGTAGTCACTAGCTTGTTTAGATCAGTTGATACCAGCGTGTAAGTTGTGCCAGTTTGAGCATTAAAATTAAGCAATAGAGATAAATCAACGGAACCGCTTGATGCACCCCCGGTAAGACCGGAAGTAGCGGATGTATTTACGGCCGTTATGTCACCCACATCATTTGTAATCCAAGTAAAATCCATGTCAGTGCTTGTTGCTTTTGAAAGGATTTGGCCAGTTGTGCCGCCTTTAAGGTCGGCCATTGATGTGTCAACTGCCTGACCAAAAACGGCAAAATCTGCGGGAAGGTCAGTCACCAAATCTGTTGATGTTGGCATTTGCCAACCGAAATTGGACGTTGGGTTTGTCATGTTTTCTCCTTATCAGGCAACAATTGTTGCATTTTCCCAGTCAAGTGTCGGCGACACGCTTGACCATGTTTCTGTAATTGGAACGTCATTCCAGCGCATTGCCTGCAATGAGTAGGCAAGCGGTGAAAGTAGCAAGGTGACCGAAAGTTCATTGTATGAAGCCTGAAACGACCAGCCTTCGACAAAACCTTGAAATGCCCCTGAAGCCATGTTTAAAGGTAGGTTATTCAACGCAATTGCTTCGCCCATAAAAATGCCAATAAGATTGTCACGATCAGAATTGTCCAATTCAGGGTTAGTTAAATCAAACGTTATTTGGCTAAAAATAGGCTGCGGGTTAGCGCGTAGCGACAAATAAAACGCGGCTTGTGCGTTGGCGTCAGCTGCGTCGTGCAGTGTTGTCGTAATGATTTGTGCAAGATTGCCGTAAATAACAATTGAGGCTGGGTCAGTGTCAGACACGTCATGTTGACTGTTTGTGCCGTATTTAATAGTAATGGCATTGCGCACGTCGCCAACGCGTGTTTCAATTCTAAGTCCCGTTCCACGGGCGTGATTTGCGTCAAGGTCAACGTATCCGTTGGCAGCCAAATACGTGGTGCGGTGCGTTGAATCCGCATAGCCAATACGACCTTGCGCGTCTTCGTATATGTATCCAAGCCCTGATGTTGCAAGTGCTGAAACCAGTGAATAAACGTCAATTGGGTCATTGCCTTGTGCTGCCAAGTCATAATTGCCAGGTGTGTCAATTTCCCCAAGCCCATTGTTTTCAGCATTTGCCCATGTTGTTGTTGCTGGGTAAGTTGCCCATGTCAAACTGCCCGCAACCTGCTGCCATTGGTTATACAAAACTTGACTTAAAACTTCCAAGATTTGATCGCCGTCAAAATCGCGGGCAAGGTTTTGCCTGCGGATTACCTTTGGCAAACGGGCAAGCGCGCCTAGTGCGGTGATTGAGTAGGTTTGTGTGAAAGCGGTTGAACCTACTTCACGCACTTCCAAGGCAATGTCAACCACGTTGCCACCAAAGATTGCCACAAATACGCCTGCGGTGTCTTTGACTGAAACACTTAGTGTTGAGTTGATAGTCACTGGGATTATGGTTTGCGCCAAATCCAGCAATTGAATGTTGACATAGCCTGCCTGCGCCTGCTCATAGATATTTGTCCGACCGCTGCGGATTGTTAGGTTTGCCAAGATTGCGTCGGTGTATTCGACGCCGTCAATCTCAACCAGCCAAATGGGATTCCATTGCGTCATTAGATTGCCACAAGCGCGGTTGCACCACCAGTGCCGCGGTAGTAGGAATTGTTTAAGGTTTCAACAATTGTGCGGGCAGTGCCCTCTTTGTCAATTGCTCCATTGACCGTAATGTTAATACGGGCAGCGTTTTGGGAATCGGTGAACCCACCACCACCAGCAGCTGCCAATCGTGCTGCATTTTGTGAATCAGTAAATCCACCACCAGCCATTGCCGCACTTGCCACGGCCGCCGCAACGCCTGATGTTGCTTTAAATGTCGCACCACCACCGCTTGTGACGCCACCACCCGCTGCTGCGGTAGTGCCCCCGCCACGGCTTGTGACCCCACCACCGCCGCCACTAATTGCCCCTGGTGCGCCACCTACGGCAAACTCAGGAATTTTTTCATTAGATCCAATCAAAGCATTTGCACCAGCCAAAACGGCAGCAGCAAGTGCAACCGCACCAACGCCAAGCAACGGATTGAGTGCAAATGCTTGAGCAATACCAGCAACCAATGCTGACGCTTTTAACAAGTTATAGGCAGCAATTAAAGATTTTATAAGCACAATGGTGGCTTGGACGCCTGCCGCTATTTTTGTCGTAACAAAAACTGCTGCAATAATTGCCCCGACAACTGTCAATTCATCTTTCAAACTGATTATTGTTTTGATTACCTTTTTAACTTGCTCACCAAATTGGAAAGCACCTTCAGTTGCATTTTCACTTGCTTCAGTCAAACTGCCTTGACCTGTAAGTCCGTTGATAAACGATTCAAGATTTGGCACAACTGTGACCAAAACAAAATCGGCTAATTGTTCAATGGCTGGCAACAATGCCGCGCCAATAGATTCTTTGGCTTCGTCAGTAGCAATTTTAATGCGTTCAAACTTGACCGCTGCCGTTTCAGCTGCGCCCTCAGCAAATCTGCCGTAGGTTGTTTCCAACGATTTAATAATTGCTTCATTATCTTTGGACTTTAATAAATTCGCGTCAAGTCCTAAACCTAGTTTTCCAAGTGCAACGGTGTTTCCGTCGTAGGCCTTACCTAATGCGTTTGCCACCGTTTCAACGGGTTTTCCAACGGCCACACTTAAATCAAGTGCAAGATTAAGCAGGCGTTGTGCTTCTTCGGTGTCTTTGGTGCTTCTGACTAAACGACTGAAGGCTGGTCGCAATTCGTCGTCGGTAACACCCACCGCAATTGACGTTTTGGTGATGTATTCCTCAACGCCTTTAATTTGCAAAGCGGTTGCACCAGTCGTTGCCTTAATTGTTTCGGCTAATTTTTCCTGGGCTGCTGCGTCTTCAGCGGCTGCCTTTACTGCGTCCGCACCAAATGCCAGTGCGGCTGCGCCTGCCACGGCAAACGCCAATGCAGCCTTTTTGCCAAATTCTGTTGCCTTGTCGCCAAATGTTTGTGTTTCCTTGCTTGCCGTGTTTAACCCAGCAACCAAATCTTTTGTCTCAGCGAGAATGGATAATTTGAGGGTACGTGAACCAGCCATTAGTCGTATTTCCTAACTATCTTGTCAAACGCCTGTTCCCACTTCTGAATGATTTCGGGTTGGGCTGATCGTAGCGTTGGATAGATAAACCAACCGCGCGACCCACGACCTTCAC